TAATTCAAGGTAATAAGCCATTAGCAACTCCAACAAATCCACCTCCAGGATATGAACCACCGGCCCAACAAAATCCTTTGCAATTTAAAGACTCTGAATCAAACGGAGAAAATATTTCAAACTCAGCTATTGCACAGCTATTGACGGTATATGATCGTAATACAGTTGAACAAATTACGGGGAAACAATTAACCGGGTTAAATAAAGGAACAAGAAAAATAGGATCAAGAAATCCAAATAGATTTACAACTGAACATGCATTTTCAAAACCAAAAACATACAAAAAAAGAGTTCCTCAACAAAATAATCCTAATCCTCCAGGTTTTGCAAACAGTCCAAAATTTGCACGCCGAACCAAATCTCGTTCACCACCAAAACAGTCCAAAGGTTTTTTTAGTTCAATGCTTCGGAGATTGAGTAGAAAAAAGAAAAATACATAAAATTGATTTGAAAAATATTTCCTTTTAAATCAATTAAAATGGCAGAAATGATTGAAAATGAACAAGTTGCGGAAGTTGAGGTATGGAAAACGTATCCAGAATTCAGTAATTATTTATTTTCAAATACAGAACGTATTATGAAAGGAGATAAAGAAATTAAATGGCATTTGAATAAATATGATAGAAAAATGGCAACATTATTTGATGATACAGGAAAATCTCGTGGTGTAAATGTCAGTTATATTTGTGAAATATTATTTCCAAAGAAAGCATTCAAACAATATCCAAATTATAGCAATTATCTCATTTATGAAGATGGCACTATTTTGAATAAAGTATCTAAAATCGTATTACGTGTATTTGAACCAAAGATTGTTAAGCGCAAGCGTGTGCGGTTGATTAACGACCAAGGTGAGAAGTTGGAATTAGATTTGGCGCATATTGTTGCAGAATTATTTCTTGAAAATCCACAAAATCATAAATTTATTCGTCATAAGGATGGTAATATTTTAAACAATCATTATTTAAATCTTGAATATGTTCATAGTTTACTTGAAAAACCGTATGAAGAAATTGAAGGTGAAGAATGGCGCGATATTAAAAATATGGAAGATTATCAGGTGTCTAATAAAGGAAGAGTTAAAAATAAACATAATAATTTCTTGTTGAATCTCAGAGATGAATTTGGTTATATTAAAGTAAGTATTCAACAAAATAAATATCAAGTTCATCGTTTAGTTGCAGAAGCATTCATTCCAAATCCTGAGAATAAACCAACGGTCGACCATGTGAACAGAGTGTGTACAGACAACAATTTAGAAAACTTAAGATGGGCTACTCATAAAGAACAAGTCGATAATTCTACACATTCAAATGGTAATCATTACAGAAAAATTAACATGATTGATATCAAAACAAATGAAATAATTAAAATATTTGATACAATTCATGAAGCAATTGAATATATTAGTATATCAACTACACATGCAAAAAGGACAATAGATGATACAATTCGTAAAGTATGTAATAAAAAAATGGAAAACGCATATAATTACAAATGGGAATATATATTAAATGTTGAACATATAGATGATGAAATTTGGAAACCAGTTAAAGATATTGATGCTGATGCAGAAGAGTATTTAATATCAAATAAAGGAAGAATTAAAAGTAAATTTAATATCATAGTTTCTGGAAGAATAGAGGCAAATGGATATCAAAGTGTTTATCTAGGTAAAAAAACAACAAGAAAACTTCTACATATTTTGGTAGCAAAACTATTTATACCTAATCCAGATAATAAACCTGTAGTCAACCACATTGATGGCAAAAAAAATAATAATTCTGCAATCAATCTAGAATGGAATACTTATTCTGAAAATACACAACATGCGTTTGATACAAATTTGAATGCACATGGTATAAGAATAAAAGTTACAAATATAGTTACAAAAGAAGAAAAAATATATCCTACTAAGGTAAGAGCTGCAGAAGCTGCAAATGTTGAAATTAAAACATTCAATCGTTATTTAAAGTCTGAAAAACCATATCAAAATATGAAATTTGAATTAATTTAAACTATAATAATATAAATAATATTTACACCCTATATTTTTATTTTTACATACTTACATCCTTTTTGACCAGACTCCTTTGAGGCGACGGGGGGTCCGCTCAAGGGGTCCGCTACCACTTTGTTTTTTTCACATTAATCTTCTGTCCAACTTTTCTATACTGTTCTGGGTTATAAGGTGTTTCATCATCATCATCTTTTATGTTCTTAGACATTTCCCAAAATTCCTTTGCGCCTAATTTAAAATCATGACGTATTGTGCTATCGGCCTTATACCAAAATATTTGTTCATTTAATTTATTGGATTTTACATTGTTGTCAATTACTAAACATTCGTAGTTTTCTGTGCACTGATCCATGACCTGACAAAAGGATTCGAATGTTGGAAACATCCCAGCGTAATTATCATATATTCTCTTTCTGTTCGAAATATATGGCTCACGTAAAATAAAGACAAAATCTATATTTGTTCTTAACGTAGGTGGGCAACCTAGCGGATATTGCATGGTGATCACGAGCAGAACTTTCCAATGCCTACCATTCATGAAAAGGAGGCGCATTAACTTATCTCTTGTCCAAGTGCTATCATACAAACAGTCATCCAAAATTACAAAACTTCGCGGGTCAATTTTACTGGATTTATACATTTGAATTTGTTTATTCACTTCTTTCATTACACTTTTTTGACGCTTTAAAATGTTTTCAATAATCCCACTACTATATTCATCGTGAATAAAAAGTTTTGGGACATGTGCTGCATAGAAACCATTTCCCGCCTCAGTCCCAGAAATAACGGTTCCAATAGGTATATCACGATGATGATATAATAAATCACGCACTAAATAACTTTTACCCGTATCTCTGCGCCCAATTAAAACAATAACTGGTCCTTTATTTTCATCTTTTAAAAAAGTAATACGTTTCATGTCGAATTTTTTTAATTCAAGAGTCATATAATATAAAATTAAATAACAAATTTCATATTAACGCGTTAATGTAAGAGGAATTGGATTTGGATTTGGCAACATTACTAAATCTTTTACATTTGTTTCTGTATTTGAATCTATATATGAATTGTAACATTGAATCATTTTTGAATGTTTAGTGTGCACGGGTTTTAAAGTAAGAAACATAATAACAAAAATAATTAATAATATGATAATAATCCACTCTTCCATTATTATTATATTAATATTTTATTCTAAAGATTCGAATCATGAATATTTTTAAGATTATAATCATGTAACAGTATATTAATTGTAGTTTAATCGAATATTTGTATCAAACGCACAATGAATACAATTTCTATAATTGAGTTTACTTTTAATAAGTTTTTTATATTTTTAGATAAATGACTGAATCTATAAATGAATTAAATATTTTTGAAATGCCATATGAGAATAATGAATATACTAAATATAATCCATTACATAAAGAATTAGGTATTACTTTAACAACAAATGTAAAATATGAAAAAAAACTAACATATAATAAATATGAAATTATAGATAAAAATGGATTAAAAAAAGAATGCTTTAAAAAATTTATTACTTTAGTTGATTATGTAAAATTTTTAATTGGTAAATACAAAAATGATAATATACAAATATTACCTGGTGAAACGAAAGAATCAAATATAGATCAAAACGAAACATCTTCTCAAACTTTATTTCAAGAATATATAAATTCTTACCATAATTATGCATATGTAGATGGATTCTTTTATTATTTAACGTCAACTCTATTAGAAAAAGGATTCATACATGGATTAGACTTTTATGATAGTTATATTTGTATTTCAAAAGAATGTGAAATTAATATTGTAAATGATTTTGAATATTTATGTGATTCTAATTTTTTTAGTGAAAAATTAAATAATCAATTTTATTTTAAAAATGAAAATTTAGGTGATTTTTTTAATAAAAAAGAACCAATTGTAATTAGTGATGAAAATAAACCAATTGAATTTGAAGAATTAGATGATTTGAATGAAATAAATGAAACAAATGAAACAAATGAACAAGAAATGGAATTAGAACTAGAATTAGATATAACAGAGAAATCAGTTTTAGATGAAGATGATGGTGATAGTGAAATTGAAAATACAGATGATGAACAAGAAGATGAGGAAGATGTATATGAAACAGAATCGGATAGTGAGAGTGAAAGTATATCAGAATCAATTGAAACAGATGAATCAGAAAAAGAAGAAGAACTTACATTAGTTATTAAAAAAATACCAACTCAAGTAATTGCAATTGAAAAATGCGAAGGAACATTTGATTCATTATTAGCACAAAATCTTTTAACAATTGAAGAATTAGAAAGCGCAATGTTTCAAATTATTATGATGCTTTATGTATATCAACATGTATTTGATTTTACTCACAATGATTTACATACAAACAATGTAATGTTTATTTATACAACTGAACCATTTTTGTATTACAAAATCAATAATGTTTATTATAAGATACCAACATTTGGAAAAATATATAAAATTATTGATTTTGGAAGAGCAATATATAAAGTAAATGGTAAATTAGTATGTAGTGATAGTTTTTCTCAAAATGGCACAGCACATACTCAATACAATTTTGAACCATTTTATAATAAAAACAAACAAATTGTAATGCCAAATAAAAGTTTTGATTTATGTAGATTAGCATGTTCCATGATAGATTTTATTATAGATGATATAAAACAGATACAAAAGTTTAGAGAAGTTCCTGTATATGATTTAATTATTTCATGGTTATATGATGATAATGGTAAGAATGTATTATATAAAAATAATGGTGAAGAACGATATCCAGATTTTAAATTATATAAAATGATTGCGCGCATAGTGCATAATCATGTGCCAAATAGACAATTTAATCATCCATGTTTTAATAAATATAAAGTAACTGAATGTAAAACATATATGAATATAGATGAATTTTAAAATCCTGGTTCATTTGTAAAAACAGGTGTTTTTCCAGACCCTTTTTTGAAAAATATAGAATAACCATAAATTACAGCAAATGTAATAAAAAATATATATAAAGAATCACGCATAATTCCACTGTTTTCGTTTTTTTCTTTTTTCATTTTATTTAATACTAATT